GCGTAATTGCTCCCCAGTCGAGGGGCGTTTCGTTACCTCCGAGATTCCTGGTCGTCCAGGAACTCGGAAGCCAGCAAGGTACTACGGAATCATTCCGATAGCCCTTGCTTGAACTTTTCAAAGGCCTCTGAGCCGTTTGGAAAGTGATTGTAGAAAGAGGCTTCATGGAGCCTCTGTCCTACATGTCGTGTTACAACATTTACCAGGTGTAACACTACTTTGGTCAACGGATCGCCCATAAGGACGCCGTTCACCAATTGTATAGAACGAATATTTTCCCCGTAATCGGGGCGCTCTATACCAATCGTATTCAATGCCCCGGTTGCGGCAAAGAATACGGTCCGTTCACTAAAACACGTTTTGTGCACTAGTGAGCGGAGAACGCGGGGAATGCCACACTTGAGCATCCACGCGTTTCCCAGGTCCGCTGCCACTTCATGTGACAGCTGATCTGTCGCCTCTTTATAGTCAGTAGATGACATAAAGAGTGCTTTGAAGGTATCTGTCCTTTCGACATAGCCTTCATAGGGGTTTTCCTCTCGAGAATCGAGGGAAAACACCATGTCTCTTACTTCGTCTGACATCAGACGACAGAAGAGATTCCATCCGTGATTGGATTTTCCCATCCCGGATGCACTGCTGCGGATCCCCTTTTCCAAGGGGGACGCAACTATCTTGCTTACAAGATCAAGAACGATCTTTAAGCAAGCACGAGCCTTGGTAACCGTTCTGGCTTTCCCAGGCTCTTTCACCATTGTAAGATAAGCAGCTTTAAGCTGCCCCAATGGTGTCCGGAGAGTATGATCGAGAGCGATCCAAAATACTACCTCTCCGGTTGAGTCGAAATCTTCAGGTGACCTGTAAGTTTCGATCTCTCCGGTGTCCAGATTCCGCACGGGAACCTGCTCACCGATCGGTAGAGATGCAAGAAGTTCTCTTGCAGCCTCTATCGTACCTCCTTCGCGCCTGGTCTTTTCCCAGGACGAGGAGGTATTCACCTGGATTCTCGCTTTTGTCGAGAGTCCGGTGAATGACTCCTGAGGAAGTTTATCCAAAACTTCCTTAAGAGCAGCCCGTCGAATAAATTTACTCGTAAGAGTTTCGGCGGGCTTTCTGCAGCTGACAGTTCGTAAGAACTTGTATTTCGACTGCAGCAAGACCAGTGGCGGCGGAGTTCCGCAACCCCTGGTCTGAGAGAGGATACCGAAGAGAAACACTCTTCGAGGACCTCTCTGGCGACTTGCTCGGTTCCAAACCGAAACAAATTGCCTGCACCAATGGGGAATATTCAAATTCTCCTTTAGTGCTTGTTCAAGTACACCTCTGTGTGAGGCGTCCTTGAACCACTTCCTACTTCTCTTTAATTGAGAGTAGGCAGTCTCGATGTCGAGTGCTTTTACATGCATCTCGCCATCAAGAAACTCGTCTCCAAGTAAGGAGGCGATGTTTCCTAGTGTGAACAGGTCGAATCTCTTCCATGTCCACACTTCTTCGGGATAGCAAAGATATCTTTGCAAGAATATCCCGTCGACGGTCTTGAGAAGCTCTATAAGCCTGTCAGACCGAGACTTTACATTGGCAGTTGTGTCAATGTAAAGATCAGCCACGACGCTCTTAGGCATAAGAGGGTCAGTGGCTCCGCTCAGGAACCGATTGATTCGGGTCCTCAGCCTACGGCACCACTTCTGATGTTCAGAAGTGGGATCGTTACACATCTCCTTTAGGGCACGGCCCCAATGAGTGTGTTCGTAAACCACATGTATCTTTACAAGTGGATTACGTATCGAAGAAAATCTAACTTTAGATTTATTCGATCCATCCCACAACGGTCCTAGGACCTTTGGGGGAAGCGGGTCCTGGAGACGTATGACGTCCCCAGACCAGACGACGATTTCAGGAGGATTATCCTGACTTTCGCCGAGTCGATGACCTGCGTGGATTTTCCACGGATCATCGTACCGGATACGGTACCGGGAGTTTTTCCGGAACCGTACCCTAGTCCCAGATTCATTGGTGTCAATGACATCTGGAATATTCTCTGTTTCGGAACCTGAGGATTCCTTATCAGAGTCCACCATGATATCATCATTTTGATGTATCATGTCGGCAACATTAGACGATTCTAATAAAGATTCGATCAATGTTCCCGCAGGTGACGTTAAACCATTAACGAGCCTGCGTACTGTTAAATCGCGAGAGTCTTCTCCCGGTTTAGCAGTCTCCTCCTGTAAAGCGAAACCACTTTTCAGAAGCAGATCGCGGTTGCGCATCACAGATGCAGATCCCGCGTGTCTAAGAATCAAGCACGATGGTACTTGTTTCGTAGATATGTACTTCGTTCCTACCGTGTAGGGACGAAGTGCGTCAGGTACAACTGGCTTCTCGTGAAGAGAGTTGTACCACATTGGCATTCGTGACATTTCCGCGAATAGCAATGTATGTTCAAGTGGGCCCTTTCCGGGATCCCATTGCGCATTCCTAACGGTGCTCGACATGATCGAGACTACTTAGGT